CTCTATGTTCTTAGCTGCAACTTTGAGTTCGCGAACCTTCTTGCGATTGCGTGTCGCTTTCTGTTCCTGCTTGACCTGCTTCTTCTTGGCATTCTTCAGCTTCATCTGTACAGAACGCCGCGCACGTTCCCGGTCACTAATCTTGTGCGTGGTTTTGGACTCGCCGGGTCTTTTCTTAGGTCTACCGACCTTGCCTAAGTCTTCGGGGTTCGGGGGGACTAGGACTCTTTTGCGTGGGGGCATCAGTCTTTTTCTGCACTACTTTCTGCAGAGCGACCTTTTGCACTGGGGTTAAGTTCATTCCACCTCTCCATGCCCTTTGCTACCATTTCTTTATCATCGCCATATACTCGAACAAAATGATTATAGGCTTGACTTTTTGTCATATCCTCTAACTCATCGTTAGTTAGGGTCAGGTCTTTTAGACGCTGAAAAACATTACTTGCTAGTTCCATCTATAACTACCTCTTTCTTAGGTGGTAGCAGAACAACCCCGTGGATTGCCTGTACGTTGTGGTTCATTGTTTCCTGTTTTGCGATACCAACGCGGTTCAGGATGGATTCTGCTGCCTTCATCCGCAAGTCGTCCCCACGTTCTATGTCAGGGGCCGTTACGAGGCTTGCTAACTTGTTCGCGGCTGACAGGGAATGCCCTGCTAACATGGTTTTGGTTCGTTCTATAATTTCATCGGCTAGGCGTTCCTTGAGCCAGCCTATGGATTTGGGTGAATAGCCCACAATTTCGGCAGCAACGGACATATTGCCGTTGTTTTCGAACAGGACATCCAAGAACTGCTCCTGTTTCTCTGTCAGGGCAGCTTTTTTACTCGTCTGAGGTAATAAATTCATAGGGATTTAGGTTTGTAAGCCTTTTGGGGCAGAACACTTCCACTTTATGTTTAGTTCGAACAGGTTTGCGCTGGTAGCGAACGCTGCCATCTCGTCTGCCCGTTGTTTACAAGCAGCTTCAGTAGTGTAGGGACCTTTTGTGTCGTCTAACTCAACACACTCATTGGGTGCTGCAGCTAAACAAACAAGTAATGCAGCTTCGAACATGGTGTTCTCCCGCGAACCGTTGTCATATTCTTGTATTATGATGGTTTTTGAGAGTGTTGTCAACATGTTTTCAGCATGGTTTATATAAAAATGACAAAATAGTAAAAAAAATCTTGACAAATCGTGATTTTGACGCTACCATAGGACCAAGTCCTGCCGGGGTAAACCCCCTGTGTACCTGCAGGTCCCCCTAACGGTTCGCAAAATGGTCCCCGCTGGTTTCCCGGTGGGGCTTTTTTTTGGTTACCCTAACGGTTCGCAAAATGGTCCCCGCTGGTTTCCCGGTGGGGCTTTTTTTGTCTCCCCCCTAGTGGTTCGCAAAATACCCTGTATGGATAACCTAAAACTACAAAAAATATGTCGGGATTGCATAGCAATTGGCAGGGGGGTGGGGTGGCCCTCGCGCCCGTGCGCCCAAGCCAAATATTTTTTTCTTTACCTGTTACAGCCAGCAACATTGCCATAATTTAGGCCGCAACCCCGCGAACATACACCCAACCCCGCGAACATACGCGCACCCATACGCGCACGGGTGATGCAATTTGTCATGTTGGTTATTATTTTAGTTGGCTTTAGGTGTTAAAAATGCGCTGCAATCCCCCCTAATTCCCAACCCAAAAGCCCAAGGGATTACCGCCAGTTAATCCGAATTAATACATTCCGGACATAAAAAGACCCCCGCCGGATAGACGGGGGCAAGTCTAGGGAGGAAATGGTAAAGGGTTATTCGCTGCTATCTGGCTTGTAGGTAAGCTGCAGCCGCGCCACCGTTCGCGGGGAATCGGTCGCGAATGTGTAATGGTCGAAACCGCAAGACCGCAGCAATTCCTTCAAGCCTTTAATCTGATATTCGAGGGCTTCAACCTGCCCCAATATAACCGCCTGTTCGCTGGTAGTCATAACAACAAGCTTCTTTGCTTCGTCATCATTGAAGGTTTCATTGTTGATGTTCAGGGTTGATTTAATCATTGGTTCGGTTCCTTTCCGAAAAGTTAAAGGGGACAAGCTGCCCCGTCCCCTAGATTGTTACACTATGCTTTCAAGCTATGCAACAAGTTTATATGCAGACTTGGCACCCTTACGAAAAACGGTTTCAATCTTATAACCTTTTTCTCGAAGCGTCCTAATCCCCGAATACACGGAGCCAACAGTCATTCCAGTTTCACGAATTAACGTGTCTTTGTTCACGGCATAAGTGCGACTGGCAAGGCATCTATAAAGCTTGCCAAGCTTACTGCCGGAATGAAACCCGCGCCGCAGCCGGACAGATTTCGCCGCCAAGCGTGTATTTTCCCCATTCTTATCCGCGAACAGTTCCTTAGATAACGAGGTTAAAACCTTCTTGCGCTCGTCCTGCCGATAGTATTCCTCGAACTTATCGGCAAGGCTCATTAGTTCACTTACAAGGTTTGATGGAATATTACTCATTGGTTCGTTCTTTCTGGGCGATGCCCGTTGGTTTACACAATAAAGACCGCACATATTATTGTTATTATCAAAGCGACGGTCAGGCTTCGATAGATTATATATAAGGCTTCCATTCGGTTCCTTTCATATTACAAAGAAAAGTATGTAAATCAGTAAGTATTCCAGCATTAAGCCGCTGCCCGTTGTTCTGCCCAAGTCCAGCATGGCGACTCAAGAACAGTTCGCACCATGTCGTTGCGGGTTCGCTGCACGTTCGCAACATTCTGGGTTGTTCGTCCAGACTGGTATTCCCTGCCCGTCTTTGAGTCTGTCCATTCCTCGTTAGTATGGGTTGCCCAATGGGTCAAAGCATTATATGCCGCCCACATGGTTTGACCCAATTCGCGCTTTTCCTTATCGAACAAATAAAGCAAGTTATTCATCAGGCGTTCGTTGACGGGATTACCTTGCCCCGCCTCGACTGTTCGACTGGATTTGTAACAAATGGATTTAGCCAGCAATTCGGCAAAGGCTTCATCAGTAAACTTGGCACCCGCCCACAAGTTCATCTTGTCGCGCTGCCCCGTCCACATCTCCAGACTGCCACCCGCCTTGCTAATTAACGCATCCGGCGACAAGTTCTTTGTATGTTTTGCTTTTTGGTGATAGGCCTTTTCACCACCAAACACCAAAGTATTCCGGCACAAGTCACGATATGCTCCGCTGAATACTTGAAAAGACCATGACATGTCTACGGAATTAAAAACATCCATCCGGCAATTTACGCGGTCGCTGGAGTCCCCAATTGTGGTTTCAAGGTCGTTAAAGTGGATTGTTCGATGCGCTCGAAGCCCGTCATTATATACCCTGTCGATTACCTTTACATTCGACAAGGGCAAGTCAGTCTCTTGCAACAATTCGGCTTGCCGCCGGAATAGCTTATCATGCGGCACCAGATTGTAGGTTTTACCAATTGGCCTAGTGTTCAGGATTGCACCGGAAGCCGTATTTTGTAGGGCTGAATATTCGGGCATTGGTACTGGCTCACATACTTCTATTAAATCATGCCGCCCTGCTATTTCTTCATAACTATCAGCACTTCTAGTCGTGATTGCCTCGATTGGCACCCGCCGGACAGAGCCGCGACGGGTAAACAATTCGATGTTTGATGGGTCGTTGTGTTCAACAAGGTTTAGGTCGGTGTTTACTTCTACTAAATCGAACATATCAATGTTCCTTTCGTTGTGGTTAGCGGGACAACCCCGCCGGACTGTTATTGCACCCGCTGCCGGATGCGTCAAGGTAAATCATTTCTTCATCTAATTACATACTAACATATGATTCCCAATAATTGACGTTGTGGGACAAAAAAAATGGATGCCGCCCCGCGACTCGCGGCACCCGTTGCTAATACCGCACTCAGTCCCCCCGAACCACTAAGGACACTGCAAGTAACATACTAGCCCCAATAAAAAAGTTTAACGTGGGCATTTTGTCATGTTATCCCGTAACGGTCGCGCCAAACACGCCAAGTAATAGCCTGCAATTGGTAGGGCATTATTCCCGCATTGTTCGCAGCTTCCTTGTAAGCCTCCTGCAATGCTTTATATTCGCGCACCCCGATATTAGTTCGGTCGTCGGTTAATCCGATACGCTCATTATAAGCAATGTTTCTTGCATGCCCGTCAATAGTAACGTTGAACTCGCCCATGATGTCACAAAAGAATGATGTTATCTTTTGCCCCTTCAGCATAGCCTTTGCCCTATCATAGGCTGGACGTTCTGCCAATATATCCCAAGCTTTCTTTTTCATAGCGTGGTAAGTTGACACTTTCACGGAGTCGATACCGTCACCTTTTAGAAAGGCACCGATTAAAGCGTCGGCATTTTTAACGTTGCGTTCCCATTTGTTATTTGGCGACAGTGCAGAAATAACAGCAACAACAAGGTAAACACCTATCCCGTATTTATTGCCGATATCATACGCAGCATCGTAGGCCGCAGCATACCATGCCATCCCGCCCTTTATCTGTATTGGGTCAGCATCTAGATAACAATGAGTAATATTAGAGACTAGTTTTTTGTGAGCTAGTTTAGTTGGTCGTTTCATCGTATTGTTTCCCCCGTATGAATCCAGACTGGTGCGTCGGTTTCTATCCAAACTTTAGCACCACAAGATAATGGTTTATCTGGGGAATATACCACCCGCGACAGTCCGTCAATTTCTGCTGCATAGGTGTAATGATTGCTTTTACTGGTCTTTACAGTAATTACGGGTTCATGCGTCCCGTTCTTTGCATTAGAACGAATTACATGTTGGTTTATATGTATTCTCTTTTTCATCGGTTCGGTTCCTTCGTTGGTTTAGGTTGGGTTTCTTTTAATGGTAGTTTCCGGCGCGGTCAAGTACTTTTAATTTATCGCGCAATCTTTCTAAGTAACATTCTGGACAGGAATAGTACCTGTCCATCTCAACCACCATCGCGGGTTCGCCGCAA